TACTTTTGCTGGCGGATTAGGCTCTCTTGCCTCTGGTCTTGGTATCGGCGGCGGCGGTTCTGGTGCAGGCGCTGCTGCTCGAACTGCAAAATCCGTAGGTGAGGCAAATCTTCAAAATTCTTATGCTTCTGCAAGAAACCTTCCTAAAGCAATCGTCAAAGGCGCAAAACGTGCAGGCCTGCATCCTTTGGCCGTCCTTGGCTCTCCTGTCGCCGCATCTCAAGGCGTTTCTGTCGGCGGGGGAGCCTCCTCTAATGGCTTCGACCCCGCTTCTATCGGCCAAGGTATAGATCGTGCTTTAAATGCTGGCCGTTCTGGTGTACAACGTAAATTAGATGAACTCGCATTAGAAAAGGCAGGCTTAGAAAATGATTACCTTCGTACGCAAATTGCTGGCTCCCAACGGGCCATCACTAATACCGCTGCTGTACCTTCTTTGGATAGTGGGGATAATCTATCTGGCATTACAGATTTTCTTTCAAAATTAACCCTTAATAAAATAGGCCTCAAAGATGGTGTAGAGCCTCTTATGAAAGCCTTAGTCGATCAAGACGGCCAAACTGTTAATGTCCTCAATGCGGATGCTACAGGTGACAATGAAATATTAATGTTACAAAATTATCTTACTAGAACCCTTCCTGATCAAATCGGAAATTATTATAGACGTTCTGCTAAGCAAGCTAAGCGCGCTTTAACTTCTAAAAAATCTCCTGGGTATAAAATAGAAAAATTTAGAAAAAAATACTTTACACGCTAACTAAATCGAATCATACTAACAATGTATTCACAGACTTATCCCAAACCCGCAATATATATTATCACATTAGGATTGGAATAAGTCTTTAACAACAAGGACTTAAAAATGTTACAAAAACTTATCCTCAGCCAAATCACTAAATCCCTACTACCAACTATTATCACAAAAATGAAAGGAGCAAGCTTATGGCTTATCGTTCTCGTCGCAGGTATCGCCCTCGGATTAGAAGCCGCGTTCGGGCTTACAGACGAAAGTTTCTTAGCCGACGTCGCGGAATCCGCACTCGCTATCGCATGTAATAAATAATGGTATGGCTTGTAAAAATCCCTTTATTCGTCATGACGGCATTCCCTCCCCCTGTGGTAAATGCATGCCATGCCTTATCTCTCGCAAATCCAAATGGTCTGACAGAATTCTCTTAGAAAGCTTACAACATGAAAAATCTGCCTTTGTCACTCTTACCTATAATGATGCTTCGCTTCCTTATCGGCATCCAAACACTAACGAATTACTTGATGCTCCAACTCTTAATCATGAACACGCGCAAAAGTTTCTTAAACGTATCCGCAAGGCCTTTCCGTCTAAACTTCGTTACTTCGTGGCTGGAGAATACGGTAGCGACTACAGGCCTCACTATCATTTTGCCTTATTCGGATACTCCCCCTGCTTTCGTGGAAAAACAAATACTCATAACCTCCGCAAAGGGCAATCCTGTTGCCCGCCTTGTGACCTTCTTCAAAGATGCTGGTCTGACGCTAAAACAAAAGAAATCTACGGAACTATAGATAATGGCAATATTGAAAAAGCTAGCTCTGGTTACATCGCTAATTACGTTACTAAAAAAATGTTTAAAGAAGACGGTCAGCTCAATGAAGCAGAACTTCTTCATAGAGAAGCAAAACACGGTTTACTCGGTCAACGTTTCCCAGAATATCAACGGCAATCGCTTCGTCCTGGTCTTGGTGCTTATAACATTCAATCTATTGCTGACGCTCTACATTCTGAATATGGAGAAAACATGCTCAATGACTACGGAGACATTCCTTACTTCTTACAATACAAAGGGAACAAAATATTTTTAGACAGATATATAAGGGAACAAGTACGTAAAAAAGCAGAATTACCCGAAATTTACAATATTTATACAGGAGAAATTTATAGTGAAGGCCAATGGAAACAAAAACAAGCGTATCAAGAGGAGATGCTTCATTTGCGCAAGGCTTTCCTCCTTTCTGAGGAGGGCAAAAAATTCGAGAAATGCGGCATGGGCTTCCTCAGGGACAGCTATTTTAAAAAATTCTTGTACGAAAAGAATAAAATAAAAATCTTAAAAATCGAAAAACAACATAACTTGAAAGGATAAACCAATGAAATTAAGAAGAAGCGGCCACAACCTCGGTCACGAATATAAAACTACATTCAATATGGGGATTATGACCCCTATCATGGAACCTCTAATTGTAACTCGCGGAGATACTTTCAGGCATTCTACAAATTCATTTATGCGCTTAGAAACACTCGTGCACCCATGTATGCACCAAGTACATGTCAACGTTGAACATGCCTATTTCCCTATGGATCTACTTTGGGAAGATGCTCGTGAATTCTTATCTGGTGGCGAAGACAATGACAATGCCTCTGAACACCCTTATATCGACTTCTCAGGTTCCCCTGTCACTAAAGGCTCTTTAGCTCACTACTTCGGTTTACCTATTGGTTATGCAGGCCGTGCCTCTGCCCTCCCCTTCCGTGCTTACGCCCTATATTGGAATGAACATAAGCGTGATGACCAAATCCAAGCTAAAATCCCCTTATCACTAGCCTCTGGTCAAGATACAACTACTAATTTAGAACTTCTAAATGTAAATTGGCATAAAGACCCCTTCACATCATGTCGCCCTGATGACCAACTCGGAGATGACGTCACTATTCCTATTGCTGGCAATGCTCCCGTCAAGTCTGACCTTACAGCCGATCAAATTGCTTATATTGAAACAGACACTACTGGTGGCCAAGTCCATGCTGCCAATGGTTCAGGTGTAAATTATGCGGGTTCAGATTTATATGCTGATCTCTCTGCTGTTACTGGTATCTCTATTACTGATTTAGCTCTAGCTATCCAAACTGGTAAATTACAAGAAATCTTATCTCGTAGAGGTAACGACTATCCTGATTGGCTAAAACGCCACGGTATTAAATTCCATTCAAACGATATTGATAGGAGCGTACGTTTAGGCGGCGGTTCTTCTCTAGTACAATTCTCGGAAGTCCTCTCTACTGCTGAAAGTGGCACAAAATCTGTAGGTGACCTTGCAGGTCACGGTATATCTGCAATGCGTTCAAATCGCTACATGGAAATGTTCGTAAATGACGGTATTATTCTCTCCTTCTGCTCTGTACGCCCTAAACCTATGTATATGCAAGCTGTAAATAAGTTATGGCTAGCTGAAACTAAAGAAGACTATTTCGCTAAAGAATATGAAGCTATCGGTATGGAGGAGGTCCTTAATAAAGAAATCAAACACGACCATACAACACCTGATGGAACATTCGGTTATAGACCTCGTTATGAGTGGCTTAGACAACAATCCAACATCTTTACAGGCGAGTTCGCCGATCTCGATCTAGATTGGCATCTGGGACGCAAGTTCGCTAGCGACGTGGCCTTAGAGCCTGACTTCCTAACCTGTAATCCCACTAAACGTGTCTTTGCTGACCAATCTCAGGACTGCATAAAAGCTAACTTCCAGCATAAAATTTATAAAAAATCTATCATTAGAAAACGCGCTCCAATTCTCTCATTAACATAAAACTAGAAAGGTAAAACTATGAACGATATAGAAACAGAAAATCGTCTCCTTAAAGAGGAAAACGAAAAACTTAAACGTAAGCAAAATAAATGGATAGAAAAAGATAAGAAGCTAATCGGCCGTAAAAGGGTGTCTCGGTTGGTTACTTATCTTGATATCGCTGACCCTGAATTCATGGAAAAATATCCCCATGCTCATATCGGCGATGAAATCCTAGAAGGTAAGCCCCTTCTCTTTAAGGTCGGCTTCAAACGAGAACCAACTATACAGGAAAAACATGCTCAAGTTATGGCCTCTGTTCGCAACCAACTAGCGGAAGAAATGGAACTTGATGATGATGAGGATCTCTTCGAAGATGATTTAGATCCTGATATGCCTGCTTTGACTCAAGCAGAACTTCAAGGCGCTCTGTATGACGCCGCACCACACCCTAGAGACGTTATTCAAAATACGTCCCCCACTCCTACACACGCCAAGCCAAGCGAAGCAGGCGAGGTACTCGAGCCGTCAAGCGGAGCGTCTGATGCCGAAGGCATCGCCAAGCAGAGCGACGAAGGAGCGAACTAAAAACTATCTAGCACTTAATTACTCGATGATTAAGTGCTAGGTGACACCACCTAGAACAACAAACAACTAAAAACAGGTAAACAAAATGGATCATAGACAACAAATTAATTACCAAATTAAAACTATTCGGAAAAATCTTAGCGAAGGTCTTCCTTTCGCCGCTGAGCAACGTGCTCTAGCTCTTGTGGATTTAATTCGTGAATTACCTGAAGTCGAAAAATATCGTGTTCACAAACGCGAAAAACTTACAAGACGTGATTACCTAACCTCAACTCCTGACGCTTAAAACAATGGCTAGAAGACTTAGAAATAATAGAAAAAGAACATACAGTACGCGGACATATCGTCCTACTCGTAGAGTGCGCTCTGTTTCTGTTCGTATTTCAAAAGGGGTACAACGCCGTATGGCGTACACCCCCTCCCCTTCTCAGCCAACAAAAACAAAAACCCATTCACGCTCAATAATAATTACTCCAAATGTTCAAAATAATATTAAAAAATTTAAGGCTTATCACTACTCCACACTCGTTCAAAATCCAGTTCAAAATAAGGCTTTAATCTGCGCTAGGCGCTCTCAACGTAAAAATATCATGCATGCCATGGGGCACGCTGGAAAAGGCGGTCAACGCCGCCCAACAAACAACAAATATCGCAACTTAAACTGTAAAGGATAAATATCATGGCATTACCCGCATTTGGCGCAGCCCTCGCAGCAGCAGGCCCAACACTTTCTAAAATAGGTACTTTTGCTGGCGGATTAGGCTCTCTTGCCTCTGGTCTTGGTATCGGCGGCGGCGGTTCTGGTGCAGGCGCTGCTGCTCGAACTGCAAAATCCGTAGG